CGGCTGCCTTGTTCCAATCCCTAGCATCTACACCTGCTTTCATGCCTACAAACTTCTTTAGTCTAGGATAACCAAGATTAAACATCATATTGGCTATAACAAGCTGTGCATCTTCTGGTAAGTAATCGAAGTCCTCATAAAGCAATTCACAGTCATTTAGGACAGTTTCTATATCTTTGTTGAACCAAGCCTTAACTTGTTCTTCTGGTATCTCAACACCGACCTCTGTGTATTTCTCATTATCCCACTCGGTAATCATATGGCCTATGCCACCTGTGACCTTGTTTTGGGTACACATATAAGTCTCATGCTTACAGCCCTCATCTAACTCTAATTCTTTTCGTAACTGCTCTATGTTCATTGCTTTTTCCCAAAAAACTTTGTTGCTGATCTAACGGCAAAACTACTGCTTACAATTATTCCTAAAGTGTATTGATAATACTCTGGCATAGCTTCTAAGGCTGTGAATCCATCGGCTACTATTTGTCTGCCCCAATCACCACAGAAAGCTAATATAAGAGGTATGCTAAACAGTAAGGTTAGCCACTCATCTTTAAGACTCTGTGTAGAACCCTTTGCCATTAGCTTTTCCCATTCAGCAGCAGATGTAGCTGAACTAACCATAACCTTTGCTTCTGCTTCAGCCTTTGCTTTAGCAACAGCAGATTTACCCTCTTGCTCTACTTTCTTCTTATCCATCCAACTTGTGAAAAGTGAACTAACAGGCCCTATTAACGCTGTGAGCATTTACATTCCTTTCCTTTAAATCGGCTATCTATCCAAACCTTGCCGTAGTACAGAATAAACAACCAAAAGGTAAACAAAGCACCTTCTATGTAGCTAAGATCATTCCAGGCATCTAAGACCATGCTTTCCATTACTTAGTCTCCTTCTTCTTTGCTATCTGATTAAAACCAATGAAACTGCCAATAACACCCATGTTACTAAGCACCCATATTTCAGCTATACCTGATAAGTGATCTATACGTTCCATTGGTATTAGTGGTGTCATAAGAACAACAATAAAGACTGTTACTGATAGAGCAGAAAACCACACTAGGTATCTTTGTTGGTCTTGTTTCTTATCCTCATTTTCTAGCAGCACTAGCTTCTGTTTCATCTCAAATTCTTGGTCAGAAACAACTCCATCACCATCGGCATCCAAATGTGCATACATGGAGTCTACTTGTAGTCTTTTCTGGGTCATTCTATATTGACTGTCGGTAGTGATAGGTTCTCTGAAAGATTACCTGTAAAAGCATTTATTGCTTCTGCTAGTTCACCATCTTTACCTGGTAGTACTGCAAGTTTTCCAATTTGTATTGCTAATGGATTTGCACCTTGATTAGAAACCTGTGCTGTTGATTTAAGCCATCTTAAAAATTTAGGGCTAGTCATAAGTTTAGCTGCATATCTTGGTGCTAAAGTTGAACCAGTAAATGCGACTCCACCTGCTACTGGATTATATAAAGCTAAACCACCTGATAAAACTAGATTTCTTAAACTTGCTCTAGCTGTATTAACTTTAGCAGTACCAGAAGGATTGTCTAACAATCGTCTTTCATCTACAACTCTGGTAATCCTAACTAAGCTATCTATTTCTTTTGCAAGTTCTTTAAATCTAGGTGATCTAAATAATATGTTTTTTGCAGCTTTATCTAATTTATCCCAATTATTCATAAATGTTGTAGGTGACCATGCTGCTTCTGTATTTTGCTTACTAAATCCTAACTTAGAAAAAACAGTAGCAGATATAGTATCTCTTTCATTCCTGCCTAATGTTTTAAAAACATCTCTTATTCTTTGGCCACCATCTTTGCCACCTTGCAAAGCAAAATCATAAACTGTGCTATCAAGTCCTTTTGACTGTATTTTCGCAATAGTTTCCTCTATACCACCAGTTTTTTTAGAAACATATTTAGTATAAGCATCTGCTTTTTTTAATAATCTTGCTGCATTTGGACTTGCTGCATCTACACTTTTAAAAATATCTTGAGATAACGATTTATAAATAGCATTTAATTTACCATCTCCAGTTGTTTCTATTTTTATTTTACCAGGTGTTGCAGGGCCAATAATTTTACCAATCTCTGTTCTTGCAGTTCTTGCTATATTTAATGGTATAACACCACCATTGGCTTCAGCATCTTTTAATAAACCATTTATTCTTTTAAGTGATGGTGCAAGAATATCTTTAAATGTATTAGGTGCAGAAGCTAATTGAGTTTCTAAATCAGCCTTTAATATTTTTAAATTACCTAAATCTACATTTACATTTCCTGCTGCATCAAATGCTGCTGTATATAGATCATTTTTCTTAGCTTGTATTTTTTCAAAAAAGTTCGATGAGGTTTCTCTTATTAGACTTCCTGCTTCTTCTTTAGTTGTTTTGTTACCTAACTTATTAGTTATTTTTTTTGAAACATTTTGTAGGCTTTTTGTCAGTTTATCTCTTGCTTCACCTATTATATCAGCAGCAAACACATTACCTTCTAATACATTTTCTATACCTGCTACACCTCTGCTACCTGTTAAAGTAGAAAAAGTTGGTTGAACACCAATCTTAGCAAAGTCTGAAGCCCTTTGTCCTGGTCTAATACCAGTTAAAGTCTGTGTTCCTTTTTTAAATCCTGACTTAATACCTCGCAAAGCACTATCAGCAATCTTGCCACCTACGGCTTCCATGCCTATGTTCTCACCTGCTCTTACAATGTTTTCTGGTAGAGTTCTTTGTTCTTTGCTTCCCATAAGATAGTTCAATATATTATCGTATGCCTGACCGCCCATTTCACTTCCCATTGCAACAGAAAGAGGAGTTGTTACAAGACCAGGAGATCCAATTATTCCACCTACACCACCACCAACTAATGAAGCTATTTCTCTGCCACCTGCTGCTATATCTCCCATTTCTAATCCTGGTGGATTAAACACGTTAAGTTTATTACTTTCATCTACATAAAAGAAATTATCTTCACCATATTTATCTAGTAGTTTAAGTTTTGGATTTTTTTTCTGTAGTTCAGAGGTAGTAAATACCTTACTAAAATATTGTTGTAATACAGATTTTTTCTTGTCATTTGGTGCATCAGCTACTAATGATCTCAAACCTGCACTAGCACCACTTTCATTAATTTTAGATTTAGCCATTTATACCTCTTAAAATTCTACTTCTTCTTCACTAGTATTTTCTTTTGTGTTTATACTTAATTCTTTCAAACCTTTAATCGTTCTTCCTTGAGAGAAAATTTGTATATTATTGTTTAATTCGTTTACCAACCTTCTTATCTTCTGTCTGATTGTACCATCTTGATCTGTTATATTTGGTCGAATGTTTCCAAAATAAAATTTTACTTCTGATTCATTTGCTGTAGCACCTGTTTTATCTCTTAATCTTAAATCTGATAAATTCATCAAAATGTTGTTAGCTATTTGTGCTTGTTCACTAAACAAGGATGCACCTGGAATATTTAAACTTCTTATAACTGAATCATTAATTTTTCCATTTTCTAAATCACCACCTTCAAAAAATATTTTAAGAAGTTGATCTAACTCGCCTTGTGAAGATTTTAATTGGCCGACAAACTTAGATTCAGTTTGATTTAACTTTGCAAATTTAACTACATTTTCATTCTCTTTGTCTTGACTAACTTTTTCTTCATTATTTGTAACTTCACCTGACAAAATGCTTTTAACATCAATACCATCTATTTCTGTTAGAACTGTATTACCTTCTGCATTTATTGTTGGAACTTGTCTCTTTCTTGCTAATTGTGCTGAATAAAACTTAAACATTAAGTTATCAGCTTCAGTTCTTTTATTTTCTGGAATACCATTTATTCTTATTATCTGATTAACCAATGATGGAAACCCACTTTTAGGAATGTTGTCGATTGGTGTAAATTCAATTTTATTTGTTTTGCTATTTTTTTGGTACATTGCATTTATATTTGGGTTTCCACCTGCTGCAATTATTTCATCATTAGAAGGTCTGCTGAAGGTAGCAGGTGCTTTTTGTCTTGCGATCTCTAAATTAGTATTTTTAGTAATGGCTGCATTAATTGCTGTTAGTGGATCAATATCAACTAAAGCATTAATAGGTGAGTTATCTGGTAAGTTAAGTTTAGTCAACGCATTGCTTAATTGATCTTTATACTCACCTTCTCTAGCAACCTGTCGATCTATTGCACCTTTTTGTAGGTAAGCACCAACCAATGCAGAACTCAATCTTCCTAGCCCTTGTAAGGGTGTTCTAACTGGTGCTGACGATGCCCCTTGTGTCATTAAGGATTGTCCTAATATACGTCTAGGATCAGACTGATATGCAGGGTTAAGTGCTTTATATCTAAAACTAGGGCTAGAAGGTAAACCCACCATTGGTCGTGTTGGTAATGCCATTTTTTATCCTATTATGAAAGTAAGTATGCTGAACCTAAGTTACCTGCTAAACCAAATAAACCACCTAGATTAGCCTGTTGATTACCCATTGCCTGATTAAAGGCGTTT